AAAGGAGATAAATCTGATGTATTCTAAAGACGATTCAATCAGCAGACAGGGTGTAATCAAGACTATTAACAAAGTTCGGGGCGTTTGCGACACGGAAAGCCTTGATGACTACCGAGATTTATTAGTCGAGTGTTTTGAAGTGATGCCATCCGCACAGCCATCATTTCCGCAACGTCACGAAAATGACCATATTGCCGAAGTCGGCAAAATGGACTGTATCAGCAGACAGGCGGCGATTGATGCAGTCAGTCGTGGATGCCAAGAGTGGCGTGGAATTTTTGCGGAGTGCAAGAAAAACTTAAACGAATTGCCACCCGCACAGCCTGAACAGCGGTGGATACCTGTGACGGAACGGTTGCCCGCGTATGGCGAGGATGTGCTTATATCAATTGGTGGATACTGTAATGTTGGGCATATTGTTTCAGTTAACGAAGAAGAGCAATACAACTGGTATTTTTCTGGTTGGTATCATTTGCCGAACGATGTAGACGCATGGATGCCATTACCAGAACCGTATCAAAAAGGAGTAGGCGAATGAAAGATAATGAACTAATAACCAGAAGAAACATTGAACTTGCTCTTTTAGACAAGGGGCAACACAGCAGACGATATAGGCTAGGTAATATATGGGAATTGAATTATGATGAAATCCGAGAGGTTTTAGATGATGTTGACGCAGACGTTCAACCTGTGCGATGGATTCCTGTGACGGAGAAACTGCCGGAGAACAGAGTTTCCGTAATCATCTGTTATCGCGAATGGCAACAGTATGCAAAACGTTATGTATATAGCATAGTCATTGGATGGTATGCAAGAAAACATAGCGTTAGAGAGGATGCTTTTAACGAATGGGAAGGGGATTGTGATTATGATGAAGATGAGGACGAATTTTATATTCAAGAAGGATGGTATGAGTTCACAACTCAAGGTAATGCCGATTTAATGAACTGGTACATCAATGCAGAAGTTGTCGCATGGATGCCGCTTCCAGAGCCGTGGGAAGGAGAAAAGAAATGACTATAAAAATATGCGATAAGTGTGGGACCAAAATTAACACGAATCCAACAGCAAATACAATACTACCTATGTTTTCTATAAGTAGAATAGAAGGCTTTGCACTGGGATGGCAGTCTGTTGATTTGTGTCCGAAGTGTGAGAAGATGCTGGCAGAATGGTTAAATAATAAAGGAGAGGAGGATGAAGGATGAGAGCGATTGATGCTGACAGACTATTAACAGACAGAATGAAAGAACACTATTACCATCTGCCGAATGGCGACATAGCAATTCCGATTATAGATATTGAACACGCCCCTACCATCACGCCCGAACGGAAGACGGGCAAATGGATATTTCTCGGAGATGGCTATAAATGTAACAAATGCAGGAGTGTTTATAGCTGGTGGGCGGATAGTCAAACTTCAAACTACTGCCCAAACTGCGGAGCAGAGATGACGGAGGATGAAGGATGATTAAATTTCGATACGTTGCACAGATAGAGATTGAGGAAGAAATCGAACAAAACGACAACACTTTTACGGTTGATGAAATTCGACAGAATGTCCAAAATGGTATGGTCAAAGATGCTTTGCGAGACTTAATCGCAAGGGGTTTTATGAAACCTAAAATTACCATTACACAACAGTTTGCAGACGTAATAGAGGTGGAAAAACAATGATAGAATTAGTTAAGGTTATATTGATTGCGCTTACCTGTCCATTTGTGTTGCCGTTTATAATTGATGACGAATAAATATAAAAAACAAATAACAGTAATATTAAATTAGTATTTAGTATTACTGTTATTTTATAGTATAATATAAGTAGAAATTTATCTTAATAGGAGGTATATATGGATTATATTAGTTGGCACAAAGTAGAACAAGCGTTACCTAAAGTTGACATTCCACGTTCAGAATACGGAGTAGAGTGGAAGGAAAGTCGATTAGTTGTTATTCATTACGATACGAAGACAGATGATGGCTTTGCTTATGGTCTAGCAAGATACACAACAGATGGATGGGTAGGAGTAAGTTATGAAGGACTTACAGATTTATCCAAATACGAAGTGTTAGAATGGAAGTATCTTGAAACAATCTATTGAGGTAAAATAATATGGTAATGATTGCACTCATTTTTGGGTTTATTTTCGGTTTTGTTTTCGGAGTTATTATAGCAGGAGTGTTATTATTAGACAATGATAATAGAAGGAATTCAATTTAATGTTGATTTAATTCAAGTTTTAATTGAGTTAAAAAATGAGTTAAACTCAAATGGAATTGAGTTAATTCGTAAGTGTAAAGAAGGACCTACGCATATACAGATATGTTGTCCTTACCACAATAACGGACAAGAACGTAGACCATCAGCGGGAATAAGAAAAGAAGATGGAATATTCCATTGTTTTACATGCGGCGAAGTTCATAGTTTACCAGAAGTAATATCATATTGTTTCGGATATACAGATGATATTATCGGTAAATTCGGTATGCAATGGTTATTAAAGAATTTTGCAACCGTTCAAAAAGAGGAGAGAAAAGATGTTGAACTGGATTTTAGGCGGAGTGGCAGCGTATTTAATAGCAGGAGTGGTAGCAACAATACTATTTATCGTGGTAGTTTTGATACTTATCATAAAAATGTGGAAAGATATGTGACAGAAGAAGAATTAGATAAATACAGATATATACATCCTTATATGTATAAGAGAGGATTAACAGATGATGTTATTGAAATTTTTGATATCGGTTATGATTCTTCCACTCAAACTATTACTTTTCCTATTAAAGATGTTAGTGGTAATTGTCTTTTTGTTGCTCGTCGTTCCGTAAAAGGTAAGTTCTTTAATTATCCGGAAGGTGCAGAAAAACCACTTTATGGATTGTATGAGTTGGCGCGCGAAACATTAGTCGGAAAAGATAAAAGTGGTAATTTAGTATTAAATCCTGATGAAGTTATAGTAACAGAATCTATGTTGGATGCACTATCGTTCTGGACAATAAATAAATATGCTGTAGCACTAAATGGATTAGGAACAGAGAGACAGATTAGACAATTATTGAATTTACCTTATAGAAAGATTATACTTGCAACTGATATGGATGAAGCGGGATTAAAAGCAAGAAAGAAATTAAAAGAACAATTAAAGAATAAGAAGATAGTAACAGAGTATATATTTCCTAAAGGAAGAAAAGATGCGAATGAATGTAGTCGAGAAGAACTTATGAATTTGGAGGAAGTATTTTGAAATATATAATAATGTGCGGTGGAACGTATGAGCAATGGAATATGTATCCCAGACATTTAACAGAAATAAAAGGCGAAAAGATAATAGAAAGAACTATTAGACTATTGAAGGAAAATGGAGTAAAAGATATAGCAATATCTGCCAATGATTCTGTGTTTGCTCAATTTGGAGTTCCTATTTTGTATCATGAAAATACTTATTATGCAAGAGCATATAATGACACAGATGGATATTGGTGCGAGTGTTTTTATCCTACAAATGAGCCTGTGTGTTATATATTTGGAGACGTTGTATTTTCTCCAGAAGCTATTAAGAAGATAGTGGAAACAGATACAGATGATATAGAGTTTTTTGCATCTGCTCCACCTTTTAGCAAAGATTACTCTAAACCGTATGCAGAACCGTTTGCATTAAAGGTAGTTAATACAACACATCTGAAAATGGCAATGGACGCATTAAAACAGTTTGATAAATTAGGAAAATTTAAACGTAAACCAATAATGTGGGAATTATGGCAGGTAATAAAGAATACTCCGTTTAATATTGTTGATTACACCAATTATACTGTAATCAATGACTATACCTGTGATATAGATAATCCGGAGGATGTTAAACGATGGCAAAATATATGATACATACTTACACAAAAAGATTGTGGTATGTTAAAGAGTATTTGTTACCATCTATGTATGAACAGGGAATAAAAGAAGAAGATATAATAGTTTGGAATGATTATTCTAGCAAAGGTAATTTAATATCATGTATAGAATCATTTTTATCAATTCCAAATAATGATGATGGAATATGGCATTTACAAGATGACATCATTATTTGTAGAGATTTTAAAAAGCGCACAGAAGAATTAGATACCGGTATTGTGTGTGGATTTTGTTGTGAATATGACCCAGATGTTAATAGTGCTGGAGTAGTTGGTATTATAAATATGTGGTGGTCATTTCCGTGCATTAGAATACCGAATAAGTACGCTAGAGAATTTGCAGAATGGTTTGACGCAAGAAAAGATTGTGATTTTGAAGTTAAGTATTTAGCCAAAAAGAATAAAAATGATGATTTACTTTTTCGATATTGGCTAGAAAGACATTATATTACAGAAAGAGCAATTTGTGTTAAGCCTAATTTAGTAGACCATATAGATTATTTGATAGGCGGAACTTCTATTAATCATCATCGAGGAGATAAAATAATAAAATCACCTTGTTTTGAAGATATTGATTTGGTATATGCACTAAAAGAGAAGTTAGAGGAGAGAAATGGTATACATTAGTGGTCCTATTTCAAATGACCCGGATTATATGAAAAAATTTACAAAAACAGCTATTGATTTAGTGTATGGTAAATATGTTGAATCTCATTCAGATATAATAAATCCTGCAAGAGTATTAAATACTTTGCCTGTACAGAAATTACAGTATGATGATTTAATGAAACTCTGTTTGGATTTATTATCTATGTGCGATACTATATGTATGATGAAAGGGTGGCAAGAAAGTAAAGGTGCTTGTATAGAGTATCAGTATGCAGTAGACCATAATTTAACAGTTATAGAGCAGTATTAAAATAGTGCTTGACAAAAGATATGAACGTGTAGTATAATTAAAAAGTCGAGAGACACTATAAAAATATTCAGAAAGGATTTTTGTAACTATGGGAAGATTTAATTACAATGAAGCAGACCATTACGGTGGTCAAGGGGGAGCAGGATACTTTAAACTCCAGAACGACAAAGATGTTGCCAGGGTGAGATTTCTGTATGACAGCATTGAGGATGTAGAAGGATTTGCTGTTCATGAAGTCAAAGTGAATGACAAGAAGAGATGGGTAAACTGTCTCAGAGACTATAATGAGCCTGTAGATAAGTGTCCATTCTGTTCTGCGAAGAAATATCAGAGCGCCAAACTCTTTATTCCTCTGTACAATATTGATGAAGACAAAGTACAGATTTGGGAGAGAGGAAAGAGGTTTTTCGGACAGATTTCTTCACTTTGTGCTAGATATCCGCACCTTGTATCTCATGAATTTGAGATTGAAAGAAACGGTAAGGCGAAAGACCCGGCTACAACTTACGGTATCTTTGAAGTGAGCCATGATGAAACAACACTTGATGATTTACCTGAACGTCCCGATGTTCTTGGTTCTGTAGTTCTTGATAAGAGCGCAGAAGATATGGGATTCTATCTTGATAACGGATATTTTCCTCCGGAAGATGAAGATGATATGCCTGTTCGTAGACGTTCTACACGGGATGATGTAGACGATGAAGAACTGCCGTTCAATCGTGGAGAAGAAAGACGTTCTGCAAGACGTACACCTGCAAGTAATAGAGAAAGATTCTAACTGAATTATATCCCTGGCAGACGAAAAGCATAAAGAGCCTGTTACGATAAATGCGGTTATTGGGGTAATGAGAGAATAAAGCTGGGAATATCTCATAACATAGGAGGATTATTATGGAAGATAAAAAAGAATATCCTGTCACAGGAACAGTTACTATCAGCACTGAGGAATATAGAGATTTAATTACTGATAAGTATGAGGCAGAAAATCGAAAAGATTATTATATGCGTGAAGGCTGGAAGAAAGATGAAGAAATCAATAAGCTGAGAAAGCAGGTTGAAGTTCTTACAGCGCAGGTAGAAAAGTATAAGAATTTCGTTAAGTCTCATTGTACCTTAAACGCAGAAGATTCTATTTCATTGTTTGTGAATTTAGGAGAATAAAATGGCATTATTCAATGTTCCTAAAAGAGCAGGAAGGGAACAAGATTCTGCCATAGCGAAAAAATCAAAAACAAAAGCAAGACAGACCACTACTGTAAAAGGTGGTGGTCTGCTTGGTCAGATAAATACGATTAAAGCTATGGTTGAGAAGAATCTTGGAAAATATAAAGATGATTATATAATTATAACAACAGAGAAGCAGTTGCATGATTATATGGATAGATGTATCGAAAACGGTGTAATCAGTATAGATACAGAGACAACAGGATTAGACCCGATACTTGATGATATTGTTGGTTTGTGTTTATACACACCAAATCAGAAAGCGGCTTATGTTCCAATAAATCATGTATCTTATGTTACTGGAGTTAAGGTAGATAATCAGTTAGACAAAGAAATCATTTTATACAATCTTGAAAGATGTTCAAAAGTTAATATTGATTCTATCATGTTTAATGCCAAGTTTGATATTCGTGTATTGAGAAATCAGCTTGGATGGAAAGATGCTTATTGTACATGGGATTGTTATTTAGCTTCTCGGTTAATGAATGAAAATGAAGAATCTAAAGGTCTTAAAGCATTACATAAAAAGTATGTGTTAGATGGTAAAGAAGATGAATTTTCATTCGATGCTTTATTTAAAGGAGTAACAGCAGATAAAATTCCTATCAATACATTCTATTTATATGCGGCTCATGATGCTATAGTAACTTATGAGTTATATGAATATCAGAAACAGTATTTGTATTATGATAAAACGTGTGATAATGAAGCTAGAAATGGCATGAATGGTGTATCGTGGGTATTTTTTAATATTGAAATGCCGTGTGTAAAAGTAGTTTGTGATATGGAAGATAATGGCGTGAAATTCGATTTTGAATATCAGCAGAAATTATCGGAGAAGTATAATAAACTATTAGAAGAAAAGACACAGGAATTTTATAAATGTTGTTCTATGTATGATGCAGAAATTGAGGAGTATAAAAAGAAGAATATCAATCATAAATTAGATACCCCTATTAATATCGGTAGTCCTACACAGATAGCAATTCTTCTTTATGATATTCTTAAAATTGAACCGCCTGATGTTAAAAGTCCTAGAGGAACGGGAGAAGCAATTTTACAGAAAATTGATAATCCTATAGCAAAAGCAATTCTTGAATATAGGGAAATGTCAAAACTGGTATCTACCTATATTGATAAACTTCCTAATTGTGTAAATCCAAAAGACGGAAGAATACATTGTAGTTTTAATCAGTATGGAGCAGATACAGGAAGATTTAGTTCTTCTGACCCGAATTTACAGAATATTCCATCGAGAAACCATGATATCAGAAAGATGTTTGTAGCATCTGATGGATATGTTTTAATGTCTTCGGATTACTCACAGCAAGAACCAAAAACTATGGCGCAAATGTGTGGTGACCCGAAGATGATTAAAGCATATCAAGAAGGGAAAGATTTATATGCAGAAATCGCCGCATTGTCCTTTAACACTACCTATGATAATTGCCTTGAGTTCCGAGCGGATGGGACAACAAATCCTGAAGGAAAGAGCAGAAGAAGCCAAGCTAAAAGCATACTGCTCGGAGTGCTGTATGGACGGGGTGTGCCATCCATTGCAGAACAGCTTGGAACAACTACGAAAAAAGCACAGGCAATAAAAGATTCTGTATTTAAAGGATTCCCGGCAATACCGAAGTTTGAACAAGATAGTTTGGATATGGCTTATGAAAAAGGATACGTTACTACATTGTGGGGAAGAAAAAGAAGATTGCCCGATTTACAACTTGCCGAATATGAGTTCAAATGGAAAGACGGAGCAAGACCTGACGAAGATTTGTTATCTTTTGAGGACGAATCCGGTGACGAGTTCGATAATGAAGTGCCCGAAGAAAGACAGAAATATTATATAAGAAAATTAAAACAAGCATATTTCGGACAGAAAAGAAAAATTTTTGAAGAAGCAAACAAAGAAGGAATATGGATTGTTGATAATGGGGCAAAAATAGCAGATGCACAAAGACAATGTGTAAATGCTAGAATCCAGGGAAGTGCCGCAGACATGAGTAAGTTAGCAATGATTTTAGTCGGAAATGATGAGAGATTAAAAGAATTAGGATTTAGACTTCTTATACCTGTACATGATGAATTAATAGCAGAATGTCCAGAAGAAAATGTAAAAGAATGTTCTGAAAGGTTTGCACAACTTATGTCAGAAGCGGCACAGAGTAGATTAGAGTTTCCAATTCAATGTGATGTAGAAATTACAAGAGAATGGTATGGAGATAGTATCATTGGTGTTAATAAAGTAAAAGAATCTAATACTGCAAGGGAGTTAGAGAATGAACTTTTATATAACAAATCCTGATAAAGCTAATATGGAGCAAGTTGTTAAGCTGTATAAAGAGAATAGAGATACTCTCGGTATACCTTTTAATCGTGTGTTTGAAGAATTAGCGGTAGATAAAAAATTTGTAGTGGTGCTTAATGATGACGGTAATGTTATTGGGTTTTGTGGATTTAAATACAAACCGAGAAAAAGATATTATGAAATTGAGCATTTATGTGTAAGTTCGGAATATAGAAATAATCATATAGCACTTAAATTATTGCAATACCATCTTAATTTTAATTATATAAATAATTTAGGGCAAAGTTTATTACCAGTTAAACCTAGATATATTCCTGTAGTTGCATATGCTGTAGATGGTAAAGAAAATAATACATTTTATGATAAAATAAGCACACATTATGATATTGAACCACGGAAAACTAAAACGTTACGAAGATACTATTTAGATATAGATAGGATATTAAATTATGGATCGTGAAATCTTATTTAATTCGTTAAAAGAAAATTTACGTGGATTATCATTAACAGAATTTGCCAATGAGTTTATAACCGAAACACAAGCGATTACAGAGTTTTATAAATTGTGTAAAGGTATAAAAGCTGGGAATACAATATCGTTATTGTTTAATCCGCATAGATTATCTACTGATAATGAAAAGGATGATTTAAGTGTTTTTGAAAGTTTACAAGATGATAATAAGTTAAGTGGACTTGCGCGTTTATATTTATACAATCTTGAACAGGGAGTAAATAATCCATTTTATTCGTCTATACAAAGAGGATATCAGAATATACAATATGTTAATGAGTTTCCGCCCTTTGTTGCAAGAAGTATTTATTCCCAATATTTAACAGATTTTACAAAGCGCCATGTAGTACTTGATCCATGTGCTGGTTGGGGTGGACGTATGATAGGATGTGCAAGTTTACCTAATATGAAATACGTTGCTTGTGAACCTAGTACTAAAACGTATAACGGATTGTTAGAATTAGGTAAGTGGTTAAAAACATTACAACCGTCATTTGAGTATGAAATTTATAAACTACCTTATGAAGATGCTGATTTTGAACCTAACTCTTTTGATGTTGCGTTGACTTCACCGCCGTATTATAATACAGAACATTATTCAGATGAGCCGACTAATTCATTAAATAGATATATAACGTATGAAGATTGGGTAGAAGGTTTTTATAAACCACTTATTCTAAAAACTATTAATTATATAAAGAAAGACGCAGTATTTATTTTAAATATTGGCGATAGAAAGTATACGTTGAGCGATGATTTAATGAAGTTGTGTGAAGATTCTGGTATCTATTGTGAACGAATAAATGATTATTTAAGCGGTAATGGAGAAGGAAAAGAAAAGTTTTATTGTGTATCTCAAAAAAGGAAACAAGTAGTTCAGAGAACATTATTTTAAATAGGAGGATTAACTAAATGGGAACGTATGTAGAACCGTCTGATGTTAGGGATAATCGTGTTTCTACAAGAGTTAGAACAAGGAAACTTGACCGTTCTGTTGCACATAGCAGAATGAAAAGAGGAGACTTGCGAAAAGTAAACAAACACGATTATAATACATATCGTACGTTTACCGGTATGATTGTACAAGAGAGAACTGGTAG